GCTTCTTCCTCGACTATCGCGTCCAACATTTTGCTCTGCTTGAAGACGGATTTTGTTAGCCTCTTCCAGCGGTGCATCATGGTGAAAATGAGACATGATTTCTTGATACATATCCATAGGGATTTTGTACAAGAGCATCTCATTACACGAGATATAACCTTCATGTTCTCCAGCTTTTACACGGTTATTACGCATTTCAGGTAACTCATCCGCTTTCACGGGAACGTACCCTAATCGAATCCGTTTATCTATGCTGTCGTAACTGTTAGTTGTCGATAACCAGCAAACGTGCCATCCCTTTATTTCTGGAACAGCGGGCAATGCACTTTGTACCCATTCATCCTTCCACATCTTTCGACGTTCGTCAGACGAGGCCATTTTGTCCTCTGGAGCCTCGCGAATCGTGTCGCGACTCCCGCGGTTCTCGCGGTCACCAGTGTTCAAATTTTTCTTTAATCGAGAATCCATTTTAAGTTCCTTAACCGTTATTGTTGCGTGCTTCTAAGGCGTAGCGTCGAATCATCTTCGCTCGTTTCTCAGCGTCATCCCACATACCTGCATCTTTCATAGCCCTCACCTGTTCGGGTGACAAAGTAAATGAATTACTTTTGCCATTAGTTGATGCAAATTCGCGACCTGAACTTGTCACTGCATTTCTTGGTTTAGAACGCGGTCTCTCTTCTGCGTCATCAGTATACCTGTGAGGTACTACTCTTTGCAAGCGCCTGTCAAGTTCTTCCCAATATTCCGCAGTTTTTGGGTCATAACCCTCTTCAGCGAGGATTGCGTCCTCGTTCAGAGCGCGACGACTGTCTGGGTCTTTACCATTGGGGTCGTACCACGGGTTGTTTGCCATCCAATTGTTGGCATGACGTTGCAACTGTGGGTCTGGAGCCTGAATCGTGCGTTGATTTTGCGGAGCAACAGCGCGTTTCTTCAGGTTTTGCAAAGCCTCCGCTTGGCGACGTGCTTCAAACCACATTTCTTGCGCAGAAGTGAGCAATTCACCGTTTCCAGTGGAAGTTGCTTCAGAAATCTTCTGTTTTGCAAACAAAATGCGTGCGTCTTGGTCTTCAATCGCCTTATCTAGACGCGCTAAGTCACTTCCGTGAGATTTACGCTCTAAAACAGACAATCTTTCAAGCAATTGTTGGTTTTGACGCTCCAAATGCGTGAGTTTCACGTCTTTTTCGGTTCTAACTTGCTTGTGATAATCCTTACGCTTGAGGCGTTTGAGGCGTTTTTGCTCTCGAAGCGCTTCAGCTTCAGCGTCTACCTCGCCACCGACAACCATTTCCTTCTGTCGGGCGCGTTCATCCGCTTCATCGGAGTCTTCATCGTGTTGCTCTTCAGGAGAAGGGATACTCGCAGGCAACTCAATGGTCGCTGAACCGTCTTTTTCTTCCTGAATTACGATGACTTCTTGTTCTACAACTTGTGATTCTGTACTCATACGAATGCCCTCACATCAAGTGGATTTCCTGTGATTTTGGCAATCACTTCGTGGTCGTTTAGAACCATAAATTCGACGTTTTCGTCGTCATTATGGGGAACCAACCAGCGGTCGCCAGTCCATTTTGGTACGCGGAGGTAATCCCCGATTTCGCACCATACGCCTTCGACCCAAGGTTCCATCGTGTCGCGCTTTTTAAACGCCAATGGCCCCATTGCAATCACTTTGGCAACGGGGTTTTGCGCCCGTTCAGTGTCGCGAGTCTCTTCAGGCAGGATAATTCCCGATTCGGTCATTCGTTTCTTGGCTTTTCGCAGTTGTACTAATACTCTTGCACCAAGGGGAATCGCACCGGGGTCTACAACAGGAAAGGCTTCCTGTAAATCAGTGGCATTACCCACTACCGTGCTATCGCTCATCTTCATCTTCTTTCAAAAGGTGGTTGATAATTTCAAGGGACGCTTCAAGTCCAAGGTTTTCCCCGACTAGGCGTTGGTATGCGTTGTAATCTGGCGCATTTCCATGCGCTAAACCCTGTGCAATCTCAGCCTGACGCGCTTTTACAGCGCTAATAAAGTCGGAAATTAACCTCATGCGTTGGACTTATCCACACCCTTGTTTTGGGAGAAATTCCCGTGGTCGCTGTTAGCCTCTGGCATGGTCGCTTTTGATTCCTCTTTCAGTGATTCACCTGTTACCCAAGCGCCAGCACCCATGCGGGTTTTCTGGCGGACTTGTTCAGACTGGTATTCCTTAACTTCGTTTTCCATTTCATTCTCCTAAGTTACGTTGGGTTTGCTTATTAAGCGCGATTGCAGTTCTTTCCTGCTCTTGCCGTAGCTTGACCTCGTCTACGGTCAACTCTGCGGTCTTGATACGTTCGGTGGTCAGATTGTTTTCAGCGTTCATCGCCACCTTAGTCTGTTGTTCCTGCGCGTCTTTTGCCATTTCAGCTTGGAACTTCTGAGCGTCGAAGGCGAGACGTTGTTGGTCGGCTTGCGCACGACGTTGTGTTTCCGCCATAGACGCTTGCAACACGGCTTGAGCCTCTCCATCCATTGGGGGTGGAGCAGGTTTGAACTGTTGCATGAGCGCACCAAGTTGTTCCAAAGCGGGTAAAACCCCTTGGAATACCTGTTTGGTGTCCAAATTGACGTGGTCAGACGCTACAGCAATAGCGCGGTCAATCTCTTTTGCCAACTTGCTGTCTTCGTATTTGCCTAGCTTGACGTCCCCAGCCGCCAACACATAGCCCTGCACCTGCTGGGTGTACCAAAGCATCATGTGTTGCTTAAGATGCTCTAGGGCTTGCGGAATGAACTGTGGAGCGATTAAACGGTTTGACCCTAGCATTGGGTCAAGGGCGAACGTCAAATGCGTCTGGATGTGCGCTAGATGGTCTTGTCGGGGGTATGCAAACGCTGGTTTACCCAGAGCCATAGCGCTGTTCTCGTCCGCGGCGTTCAACTCTGCGGGTTTACCCGTATTTGGCATTAACTCGTTGACGTTTGGAACCTTCAGTTGTTTGAGCATACGGCTTACCACCGCACGCTGGTCAAAAATCTGAGGGAACTGAGCGGATAACTGCATGACCGATTGCATCTGGGAGATGCGTTGGGTCTCAGAGAAGATGTGAGGGTCAGAGACTGGAACCACATCGCTGTTGCGCTTGAAGTCGTCACGCTTAATTGGCAGTTCGGCGACGATGTCACCTTTACGTTGGTCATCCAAATGCCAACGGTTGATGCGTCCAAGGACGTGCAACACGCGACGTTGGGCGTCATGCAGGCGGGCATGAATAGAGGAGAACACTACCGCGCCCTGCTCAATCAACGCCTGAGTTGTACCCACTGGCATATTGCTGTTGGCGTCAGCAATTTTTTCTTCAGCGGTCGTCACAACCCCTTTGGCTTCGGTCGTCAACCAACCAAGCAACTCAAACAGGACAGGGGAGGGAGGATTGAATGGCATAGGCATCGCAATCTTGCGGATGTCGTCTACACCGATACCGCCTTCAATCTCTGTGACTTGGGTAATCTCAATCTGGTCAGACTGACCTGATACTTTGGCTCCCTTCAACTTGAGCATTGTCAAGGAGTTGTTGACGTGAGCAGTATCCAAGAGGGCGCGGAGTGCGCCAGTGGAAGCGGCGGACAAACCACCAATCAAATGCGGTAAACCAATAGCGTACGCGCCCCTCCAAGGAATAAACTTGAACTCAATCAACCAATCTAGTTTGGTAAATGTGTCGTCACCCTCTTCCCAGTTGCGATACAAACCCAAAACCTTACGGTCGAGTTCGTCAATCATCAGGATGTAGGGCGCGGTATCTCCCTTGGTGCGCTCGTCATCTTCCAACTCCAACCAAGTGTAGATGTGGTAAACCCGACGCAAACCGTCTTCACCGTCTTCGTATTGCTTACCCTCAATCTTGGCGTTAGCTTTTTCAGACGCAGTTTGTTCTGGTTCAGCGGTAGCGCGGATAAAGTTGACGTCACGGTACAAACCACGGTCAATCCGTTGTTTGAACTCCCAGTCGCTGATGTCTTGTTGTTCCGTCACCCGTTGTGAGGTGTAGAAGTTAGCGGACGCAAAGGGTAAAAGGATGTTGTCAATTGCAACAAACTCAGCGCATGGGCGACGTTTCTTCTCGTCGAACCACAACTTCATAAACTGGGAACCACCCAACGGTAACTGGGTAAGCATCTGTTCCTGCTCGTCACGGAACTCTTCAATTTGTTCCGTCAATTGCCAGTTGATGTAGTCACGCTTGCGTTCAGCGATTTCCGTCTTCTCGTCAGTAATGTCTCCAAGGATTTTTGTCTTGGCAGGCCCATCAGGTGGGAACATCTCCTTGATAGCGCGGGACGCGAAGTCCACACACGCTTCAGCCATCATGGGGTGGACGACCTTGGATGCTCCGAGGAAATTAGCACCACCGGGGGCGTCATCCCCCATACCCGTACGGCGGAGACCTTCCTCGTACTGCTTGTCGCGCTTCTTGCGCGCTTGGCGGTCGTTGTCAATCAGGTCGATGTAACGCATAGCAAGCGACTCAAGCTCGCGGATGCTGATGACTTCCTCAGCCATGTTTGCGTAGAAGTCTTCGTCCTCGGCAGGGCCTTTAAAGTCTTGCAAGTTGACGATAGCGGAACCGTCAGGTAACTCCTCGACTTCGGGAGCCTCACCGGGCAACATATCCACCTCCGCGCCCCCATCTTCCGTCATGCGGATGCTTTCGATGTTGCGGTCTTCGTCTGGGCTAATTGGGAATTCGGTCGCCATGTATCGTCCTTAATGTTTCATCGCGGTCAAACCACCGCTTTGTTTTTTGGGTAGTTCTTTAGTCGCTTTGGCAACCTTGTAGAGTTTTACGCCCTTCTTGGCGAGGGCGGCTGGTGACAAGAATCCAGCACCTATCTCAGCGATAGGGAACTCATGCTCACCAAGCATTCCAGCTTTACGCATCGCGTCAATGTATTGCTCGCTTCCAAACCAAGGTTTTTCTGACGACAGGTTGGTATCAGCCAAAGCATCAACCCCCATCAATCCCAAGTTGGCTAGGTCAGGGATACCGCCAGCGAATTGAGCGCCAGTGCGTAGAGCGAAGTCTTTTGCACCCCCCAAAGTCCTGAGTTGGTTGTACTCGTCTTGGAGTTCTTGCTTCGCCATGTCATAGATTTCTGGGGCGTTGCGTTTGATGTTGTTTATCTTCTTCTCTACATCTTTTTTGGTGAACAACGGTTCTTTGCGTGCGTCAGCAAATGGGTCAACAAACTCTTGGGAAGCGATACCGCCACCGTCAAAGTGTGGTTCCCAGTCGATGGTCTTGAATGCGCTACCACCGTTAGCCATGCCCTCTACTGGAGGGTTTTGTTGCATTCTGAATTTTTGTATTGACTCAGGTAATGGAACTTCATTTGGCAATCCATGCTCTGGTCTGTAGTTATAAATAAAATCGTTTAAATCTTTTGATTCTTGTTCAGTTACATATTTTGGAAGTTTTAATCCAATTTTATTTATTGCGTCTTCATTGATGTGGGTTAACGGCTTCAAACCAGTATTACCAATGTCTCCAACTTCAGACCAATCACCGCCTCTGACAAAGTCTTGGACGAATGGAACGTATTCTTCATTCGGTGCTTTATTTTGCTTTCCTTTAATTTGAACAATCTTTTTTGGAACGTTTTCAAGAACTTCTGGTGCTTCTTGTCTCAAGAAATCACGCCAACTGTTGGAGTATTTATTTTTGTCAGCGGAATATTTTGCGTAGAGTTCTGGGTAGTTTTCTTTGGCGTTTCTGAATCCAAGGATGTCTTGGTCAGGTTGAACTTCAATAGTTACATGAGGTTCGCCCTTAGCGTCTCGAAGGCTGTAGATGCGGGAGTGTCCGTGAGCGACGTCTTCGCAATAGTTGCCAACGCAATGACCCATTGTGTCACCCTCATACTTCAAAGCGTTCTCAAGCGCTTGATGTCTTGGGTCGTTGGGAGAACCAACCCTACCGACAACGTTTCCGTTCTCGTCGTGGACGACGCCCATTCTTTCTGTATGCCCCTTGGGTAAATCTTGTGGTTTGGTTAACTCAATCCACTTGTACCCTTCTGGGTACTCTTTGTGGGTTGGCATACCTTCCGTAGCTTTAATCTGGGTCTCTCGCATCTTCTTAGCCATCTCTTCGTTGTATTGATGCGTACGACGGACAGCGTCTTCGATGCTTACCTTGTTGAGTTGTTCAGGGCGGATACGACCAGAAGCTAAGTCCGCTTTCAGTACGTCGACGATGTGGTCAAAGCCTAAGTCAGTGAACATATGACGTTCATAGTTGGGCGAGATTCTATGAACATTGGTTAACTTGTCAGCCTTCTCCATCCAAGGCTCACCCTTACCCTTGTTAATCAATTCGCCCACGGTATCAAACCCAATCGGTTTATCAGCCCACGCTTCCCAAGTCTGGGCGAGTGGTGACTTACCTACAGGTTGTGGAAAACCAGCGGCTTCTCTGTGCAACTCAACATCCCTCATGTTGGGTGGCATACGAGTGTTTGGTGGAAGGTGAGTGATGCCCTCCTCCCCTAACAATCGGATGGGGTCGTTCTGAGTCGCCATCTGTTTCTTGATGTAGTTCGTCAAGTTACGGTCAACCCAGTCGTTAAGTGCCGCTTTAGGTCTGAGTTCGGCTTTAGCTTCCTCCACCGCGGTACGAATGCGTGGTAAGTGCTTTTCTTTTTCAGCGATAAGTTCTGGCGTCCAAATCTTTTCAATCTTTGCGAGATTCTCAGATGGGTCATAACTCGCTGTACTCGCGAGGGACTTGGGCGCGTCTAGCTTCTGGCGCAGGGGGCTGACGGCTTTCTCAACGTTACCGCTCATCCAGTTACCACCGACGTCCTTCATTATGTTGTTACCACCCATCTCGTCAGCCATGCGTTCACCACGGCGGACAGACATCAAAGCGGATTCGGTTGGGTCGGCGACTAGGCGTTTGCCAACTTTAGCCATGCCTTTGAGCAGACCACCCGGTGCCATATGCGCCAATCCCCCCATAGCCATCTCGACATCTCCCTTGATTGCGGACTCAGGGATAACGAACTCTGACCAGTCTTCTGGGCCAAACTCCCTACGGACGCGGTAGCCGGGTTCATACGGCGTGCGTTGCGCCTTACCTGTTATTGGGTCGATGACCTTCTTGCTCAACGGATTGTTTGGGTCTTCTCGCACGATGTTCCAACCATGACGACTCTTCTCCAGAATCTTGAGGGGAGGCAGGTTGTTCTTGGCTCCGTGTTCGGTGAAAACATATTGACCCGGCTCGTACTTGTAGTTCCACGAATCCATTTGCTTTTGCGCATCCATTGCGCGAGCGCGGACGGAATCCATCAACGATGTGTGGAAGTCTTGGACGTCTGTCAATGGCTTGTTTGCGGTGACTGGCGCTTTCATGCCAGCAGACTCAGCCGCTTTGCCTATTGCTTGACCAGCCACCTGCTCTTCAGAGAGCAATCGCTTGCCCAATTGACCAAGCCCTTTGACTACGCGCCCTGCGTCAGCCATGTGTGGAACGTCACCACCGTCAGCGAATGACCGTGTGTACTGAGCGCCAATCATTGGCTTACCCTCAACAGGTTTGTTGACGTTGATGTTTAGGTTTCCTCCACCCAAAGGAGCGTTGAATCCTAGTGAGTGAGCGTTGATGCGGTGAGTTCCGTCCATGCGCGAACCATGCATACCAGCGGTCAGATGTCCTGAACCGACTGGGTAAGACGCCATGACGTTAGTCATCAACATATCGTTGTGGGAGTCTGTTGGTTTCATCACGTTAGCGTTGATGCCCAAGTCGCCAACGTTGTTGGAGTAGTTCACCATCGTCGATGGGTGCATCTCACTTCCACGGGAACTCATGTTCGACCCGACACCTAGACGACCAGCGCCCTTCATGTCGAGGTTAGCCATCACGCCAGCGTTCTGGTTCTCGCCCATCTTGCTTGCGTGGATTCCCATCTGTACAGGGCTGTCCTCTTCGGTGAACTCTAAGCGCTTGAACGCGCCCCCACCACCAGCCATGCGTTTAGCCATAGCGTCAGCGAGGCGTTTGTCCGCGGCTTCAATGTCCACCTCACCGCCTTCTTTGAATCCCTCACGCAACAAGTGGCGGATGTATTCGTCGTTCAGGTCTTGACTTGGTAAGCCTTCACCCTTCACACCGAGGGCGAGGTCGTAGTACCCCGGTCCTTTGCGGTCAGGGTTGTTTGCCTTGAATCGTTTGTGCCAGTCAGGAAGATACACCTCGGTCGGGGTTGGAAGCATATTGATTCCGTAGTCCTCGCCGTGGATGAGGGTGGGGAAGCCGGGGTGCAGGTCAGGGCGGTTAACCGATTCCTTTTCGAGTCGGAATAGGCGAGGGCCCGCGGCGAACGTTGGCACGTCACCCCCATGCTCTGGGTGCAACAGGTACGGCTCCGTCTCCTTGATGAGCGTATCCGTCGGGCGGAAGATGACTCCCTTACCGCTCTTCTCGCCACCGATAGCAACGCCTCCCTTGCTGGGCGCGATACCTTGTCCCATCATCATGTCAGCGAGAACGGCTCGCTTATCGAACGTGTCTGCCTGTCTCCATATCTTGGGGTCACGGATGTCCGCTCCCTCACCAAACGTGAGCGCAAGGTTGTGGTTAATCTTGTTTGCCAACTCGTCAGACAGGTTTCCCTGCTTCATAGAAGCGAGGAATTGGCGCTTCAGCTTGTCAAATACGATGGGGTTGGTCTTGAGTTGGTTAGCGGAACCAAGCATCGTCGTCCACGCGGTGTCTGGGTCGGTAAGGTTTTTGAGCCGAGCGGCGGTTCCCTCATCCATTACGCCCCACACCTTGCCAGCGTAGTTGGGGTCAGCCTGACTGATAGCTGGGAATGACGCTCCACCGATGTTCCCGCCACCCACACGGGTGCGGTCGGCTTGGGTGGTCGTGGTGCGCTTGACACCTTTCTCCATCAACTGCCCCAACGCTTCAGACGCTTTGATTTGGGGTTGGGACGCGATGAGTTGAGACGCTTTCTTACCAGCTTCCGCTCGTTGAGACGCGGTCAACGCTTCGTCACTGTCGGCAAGCAAACGCTTGGCTATGTTGAGTCCGCCCTTCAGGACAGTGGATTTGTTGTCTGCCATCGTTTACACCGCGTATGGGTTGACCCGCTCTTTACGGGTATAAGCATAGTCATCATCGTCATCATACAGAGGCTCAGGGTTGATGTCGAGGAATCCCATGTCTTTGAGCAAGCGCATAGCCTGAGTTGCGCTATCGACGTAGTCGTCGTGGGCGGCGTCTGGGAAGGCGCATATCTGCGACAAGAAACCTTCCGCCCAGTCCTTAACGTAGCCCTTATGGACGGATGACTCAGGAAGCCAGACGCGCCCAGTAGCGAAGATGGAAGCGGTAATCTGGAGGCGAGTCATCTTGTCCGCACCGCCCGGGTTCCACGCACGCACAGGCAGGTGCATCGCCTGCAACTCTTGTACAAGACTAAGACCTGACGCCTTAGCCTCGACCAGTATTAGGTCAGGGCGCTTAGCGTCTCTGCCCTCTCCGTAGGAGACGCGCCACTCCTCTAGCACCTTGGGCTTGAGCTTAGGGAACGTCAGGTGTTCAGCCCAGCAGTCAAGGAGCAGGACGGACATTGGCCCATCCATCGGCTTGAACACGCCCCATGTTGTCATCGCGGTTGGGTCGTTGTACGTCTTGTCCGTGTACGCTGAGTCGTAAGACTGCACGATGTACTCGAACTTAGGGAACGGGCGGTCAGCAGGGAACATCCTGAACATGGAACGGCTGACCACCTTCCCGTCTTCAAGGTCGACTAGTTGACCCATCACCTCCTGCTCATACAGCTTGCTTCCCTTGTAGGACTCCAACTGTTGGCGGAAGGTAGACGCGAGGTTCTTCTCGTTCTCATAGGTGCTGGCGCGGTCAATCACCACGTCCTGACCCTCGCGCCCAACCAAGTCGATGATGAGGTCTTTGGGGCGCGGGGTAGTTGTAACGATAACGCGAGGCTTGTCACCCAGACGCAAGCCCATCATCATCATGTCCCACGCTTCACCAGCGCCAAGGTACTGGAAAGCCGCTAACTCATCACACCACGCAAAGTGGAACTGAGGGCCACGCAAGCGCTCATATGAATCCCCAGAGATACCGCGGATGATGGAACCATTGGATAACTTAATCTGGTGGTCTTGCTTGTTGTAGTCAGTCACCAACTCTTCAGGGATGCAAGCGAGGAGACCTGACTGCCCCTCAAAGCAAGTGAATTTGATGTCATTGGATGTGGGCGCGAGGACGAGGCATCGTGAGTTGGGGTTCGTCCACGCCCACCACCACAGAGCCTCCGCCGCGGAGCGTGTCTTCCCTGCACCACGCCCTGCCAACATCATCCAGACGGTGTAATCCTGTTCCAGTGGTGGCGGTATCTGATACTTGTGAGCGCCAGCTACCCATTTGGCGTGAGCAATCTTCGCAATACGGTCATGCTCTGGCTGGGCGTTGAACTCAGCCATCACCTCTGGGTCTTCGAGGAACTCAACCAGCACGCTTAGTCATTTCCATGTTCTTGATGATTTCGAGGAACTTGTCAGCGCTCGCGTCCTCGGTCTTGATGGATGCTCCACCCTCCACGCCCTCCACCGCCACACGGTCGCCGTACTTACGGGGCTTCAGCTTGGCGGCAGTCCACTTCCGAGCCTCGATGCGTTGCTTCTGCCACGCGAGGTAGGAGTGGTCGATAGTCGTCCTTCCCTTCTCATCCGTGTACTCAGGAGGCATCTCATCAGCGATGGCGAGGATTTCGTCAGCGTTGGTGTCAGCCTGCTCTTCCCGCGCACGCGTGTACATATCGCAGAACGTCGGGAACCGAATCAACCACCTATAAATTGTCGCAACGTGTGGGAGATGCTCATCAGCGCATATCCTCACTAATGGTTCACCGTGAGTAATCCTCCAACATATCTCGTCTGCTATGTCTTCTGTGAACTCTACGGGGCGATGAGGGGGGTTCTTTGGTTTGAGGACTTTTTGCGCGAGTTTGGTCAACTCCACGGTCAGAGACTCTTGAGTCACTGGTGTCTCATAGACAGCAGGTTTGCTTATCTTCTCTTGGCGCGTTGTCTTGCGCTTCTTAGGTGCGGTTTCTGGCATAACCCGTAATCCCTTCGATTGAATGAATGCCTCTAGTGTATTCGATTCGCTTTAGGTTCGCCAGATGTAAGTCGTTGGTGGTCGGTGGGGTATCCAGTCTCGCGACCTGCCCATCCTCCGTTTACTTTCCTTTCCACCAACACGGCTGGAGACTGACAAGCCAGCTTCTATTCCGGCAATCTCTCGATTTGTCTCAATCCCCATGCGTGTTAGTTGTTGGTGGGCTGTATCCATCCCAGCCTCTACCGAGTGGTTACGGCTCCGAGATATTGATTCACCAACACGGCTGGGGACTACTGACTTTCTATGCTATGTGCATAGCGTCAAACACAATCCCCATGCGTGTTGACAGAAAAAAGTGGAGACCCGTAGATCTCCACAATATCACTCA